CCAACGATACCTACTCTTTGAGCAGCATTTTGTAGCAATTCATTAACGTGTATCATTTTTTACCTCAATATACTGTTTTCTACTATTATTTATATAGACGAAAAAAGGACGGTAGTGTATTTCAACTACCATCCCTAGAGAGATACAGAAGAGTATCGTATTTGTGATTAGAGCTTGATGTAAGCAACTACCGATTCACGAGGATCCGGAAGACCGACAGCGAACGGAACAACGATACGAACACCAGAGGTAAATGTATCAATGTTACCACCTTCGTAAGTCTGAACTTCGATTGCGGAATCTTCGAACTTCTGAGTTGTCATCTTTGTACCTGGGAGTTCGGCGAACTTGTAGGAATCAAATGCAACAGCGCCTTCAATTCGAGTCTGAGCAATTCCGTACTTAACACCGTCTTCAAGCATTGGAACAAGAGTCAAGGATTCAGTTCCAGCTGGTACCCAAGCATTTGCGTTGTTGCAAGACTTGCCTTCAATTTCAATGCGAAGTTCAGGAATCTTGCCGTTATCGCCAACGATGATAACGTAGTCAACGTCAGTCTGAATGCCGTTCTTGTCAACGAGCTTCAATCCATCAACCTTGAATGCATCACCCTTCTTAGCAGTACCAGTTACGCTCTTGATTGGTTCAAATCCAACAGTAACACCGCTTTCAACAACCGGAGTAAGAGTTACGGATGCGGTACGAGAAGTAGAACCAACAACTACTGGCATGTAAGATTCAGCAACAATGGTAGATGCACCGTACTTACCGAGCCAGTTCTCACGGTAAAGGTCCTTAGCAATATCTGGGTTATTGAATGCGCCAAGAGCCTTAGCAGCAATCTTTGTACCAAGAGTTGGACGAATGAAGGTAACCTTATTACCAACTGCACCAGTCATATCCAAAGCACCCTGTGCATCAGAAAGAATTTCAAGACCAGCAGTACCAACAACTGCCTGTGAAGCCTGGAATACAGTCTTGTCAATAGCAGCCTTTTCTACGCCACGAGCAACTGAACGTCCATGTGGGAGAGCGACCTGGTCCTTGAAGGATTCCATATCGCCGAGCTTATTCCAAAGGGTCAATTCGCAGTCATTAAGAGCTGCGTCACAGACGATTTCATACGGAATTTCATTAATTGCGTCGTACTGAGCAGCAAGACCTGCCTTACCATCAGTAGCAGATGCAATACGCGTCTTACCCGGGTCAGGAAGGTAAACGGAATAATGATTACCATACTTCTTGCCTTCCATCTGGTCCTTCGGAACATAGGAATGTGCTTTCTTAAGATAAGGGCAGTTCGCATAGACAGCGGTAGCAATCATCTTAACTTTTCGGTTGTCATCAAATGTCTGATCATTTGTAGCCATAATTTTTAATCCTTATAATGAATGTTAATTATACATCATATCCAAAAGCGCTTTTGAATCAGACCAGATATCTTTCTTTACTTCTTTAGTAATACCCGGCTTACCCAAAGCTTTCTGCGGTTGGATAGGTGCTTTGTTGTTATTTATTGCAGCAGTCTCCAATTTTTCTGCAAGTTGTTCAATCTTTCTCATTCTGTCACCAGCTGAGCGAGGAATGACCTTGCCGTTAGGAAGTGTTCCCAACACGAACAAATCTTTAACTGCATTTTTGTTAGTTGCAAGTTCATACATGATCTTTGGTCCGATTGGACTAGTCAGTATGAAATTAGACAGATCTTCGTCAGAATCAAGCATCTTTCCCAATCCTTTATGCATTGCATCACCGACTTTTGTTCGCCAGTCATTTTCTGCTTCAGGAGTGTCATAGATACGCTTAACGCTCTCATTCACCATCTGCTTGTATTCTTCATTTACTTCATTTTGAGCAGCGATGCGTTCCTGTTCTTTTTGATATGCAGCGAGTCTTTCGTCTAGCACCTTATTGACTCTTTGGTCAGCAAGATAATCGACATATTCATCATCATACTTGAAATCCGCACGAGTCTTTGGTCTGTACTTTTCGGGATGATCTCGCTTATCAAGTTCATCAGCAAGACGCTTTTCAAATTCTGCTCTAAGATTAGCAATCTCTTGTTCATGCTTAGAACGTTGCTTTGCGAGCTGGCGCTTGAACGAATGAGTCATCTGCTCTTCATGAGAGAATTGACTTGGATTTGTCTTTCCTTCAGTAACTACCTTTTCGTTACCATTCATTTCAGGAGATTCAACAGCTTCAGCAGCGCTGTTGTCTTCTGCGGATTGATTAGCTACAACTGATTCTTCCGCAGCTGCTGAGACTTCAGACGATTCAGTGTTGTTATCAATGTTAGTCAAAAGATTTTCATCTTCCATTTATGTACCTCTTTAATCAAGCTTATGGTGCTTGTTACCATCATTACTTATTATATATAACTTCTTCTAATCCATCCATCTGTTCTGCTTAATTCTTCTAATCTCTATTACTTCCACTGGAATGATAGGTTGGTAATAAGTCAAAGCAAGAGCGTCAGCAATGTCAGGTGAACGGCCAATGTTCAATTTTATCTCTTCTTTAGGGATAAGCTGAATCTTATTGCTACTATTTAGGATATAGCGCGTAGCCTGAAGTTCGTGATAAAGTTCTTCAGTTATTCCCTGTAGTCCATATTCCTCAAGTCCTTTCTTTACATTTATGTACATTTCCGCACGATTGTTAGCATAAGCAGGATTACTTGCCTTACCGCCAAATGGAACCAATGTTGAGTTAATTCCAGCATCTGACAATCGTTCATTTAGATCTATGCCAAATGCTTCGTCTATGCAGATAT